ATCTAAACAGTTTAAACCCGTTCAAGAATGGTATGGCACGTGTTAATCCTATGCGGTCTGCACCATTGCCTGACGATCTGGATGATGTGAGTCCGTTTTGAAGTTAACAGGGTACGAAACATATTGCACGTACCTTGCCCTTAAGAACCACTTCACGAAGCCTTCTTATGACTTCTTTAAGTATAATGGCAAGGTGCATGTGAGTAAGGAATCATTTCTCGCTAGAAGAGATAGATTTCAATTTGAGAAGTTTGCAAGAAGACATGAAGATCCAAAAACATTCATGCTTGCAAACTTCCTACAAGATAGGACATGGATTGGTGAGTTCCTAGATGATGAAGCTGCGGACACGTTCATGCAGTATGTGAAGACAATCCAGTCCATGTCCTACACGTTCGCAAACGATCTGGATAAAATGGAAGATATTCGTGATTACTTCAAGATGAAGGACAACGAATATCCATTGATAGTCACACTGCTTATGAATGGTCAAATGACGATTCAATCATTCGTGATACTCGACCATTTTATCCAGTTCTCTACCAAATTTGACGCTAAGATGCCAGACGATTATATCTGGTCTAAGATTAGCTTCAAAGCCAAGAAGTATAAGCCCTTCTTGTTTCAAGACCTTGATCAAAAAAAGTTCAAGGACATATTAAAAAGACGCCTTACGGCACATATATATACTTGACAGGGAAAGAAAATCCTGTTATTATATACATCTTATACAACGCGATACATCGCATACATGGAGAACATACAATGTCAAACTTTGCATCCCTCAAGAAGTCTTCTACCGATCTCAGCCGTCTCACTAAGGAAATCGAAAAGATCAATGCCCCCGCTGAAGGCGGTAGCAATGATACTCGGTTCTGGACGCCTGAAGTAGACAAGGCTGGCAACGGCTATGCTGTTATCAGGTTCTTGCCTTCGCCAGCTATCGACGGTGATGACGCACTTCCTTGGGTTCGCATTTTCAACCATGGTTTCAAGGGTCCTACTGGTAAGTGGTACATTGAAAACTCACTCACGACTATTGCTCAGAAGGATCCTGTGTCTGAGTATAACACTCAGCTTTGGAATTCCACAACTGACGATATGTCGCCCGCACGTAAGCAGGTGCGCGAACAAAAGCGCCGTTTGACTTACATTGCCAACATCATGGTCATCACTGATCCTAAGAACCCTGAGAACGAGGGTCAGGTCAGACTGTACAAGTTCGGTAAGAAGATTTTTGACAAGATCACTCTTGCTATGAATCCGCAGTACGAAGACGAGAAGCCAATGAACCCGTTCGATCTTTGGAACGGTGCCAACTTCAAGATCAAGATTCGTCAGGTTGAGGGTTATCGTAACTACGACCTCTCTGCCTTCGACAATCCTGGTGTACTGTCTGATGATGATGCAAAGCTTGAGAAGATTTGGAAGTCTGAGTACTCTCTGAAGGAGTTTACTGATCCGAAGAACTTCAAGAGCTACGACGAACTTAAGACCAAGCTCAACATGGTGTTAGGACTTGAAGGTAGTGCTTATCAGCCTCGCTCAAGTGTGAACGAAATGGCTGCATCTAAGCCTTCATTCGAACCTGCAAAGCCTCGTGCCTCTGTTGCTGATTCAGTACCTTTTGATACTGAGGAAGATGAAGATATGAAGTACTTCAAGGGTCTTGCTGACGAATAATAATTCAGCAGTCTAACATGATAGGAAAGGGAGCAATTTGCTCCCTTTTTCTTTAGCTAACGTTGCCATAATTCATTCGATCACGCGATAGTCCATATGCCCTGTGAAGTGATGCGTGAATTTCATTAAACGCATTAGTGCCAGGTATATTGCCAATATGACTAGCTGCTTGTGAATTTTGAATTGGTGATGACATACCACCTTGAACCGGATCACGTTCTTCAGGTCTTGCTTTCTTTGCAGCAGGATCAGTAGGTGAATCAACATTTGTCTGCTCGTCGTACTTCTGAATTAGATCATCAGCTTTGCGTGTGACATTAGACTTGACTTGAAGTCCACCACCTTTTGCATCTATACCATTCTGCAACTCACCATTATTAATCTCAGCTTTCACATCTCCGCTAGTCTTGTCGACCACTTGTAGATTATCTTTCTGATCGATGTAACCACCTTGTGCCATTTGTTGAGCAGGGACTTCAGCAGCTTGTTCTGGAACAGCAGTTGGTTGTTCAGGTTCTGTTATAGTCTCTGTGTCGGTTGCAAGAGGAACAGGTGCTGCATCAGTTTTCACTGTACCAGCATCGTTCGTCTGAATATGCTCATTAGGTGTAGGATTAACCTGATCATATCTCTGTGTGTTTGTAAGCTTATCTAAATGATCTGCTCTTTGTTCAGGAGTCATCTGAGAAATTTGTTGCATTTGATTCAAGAACTCTTGACCCTCTTGCGTATTCTGTAGTGACGCTGAAGATGAATTTCCTGGTCCATTCGAATATCCCCAGAAAGACATTTCTCTGGTATCATCACCTGCCTGCAAGTGAGCAGATGTATTATTCATTGTATATCCTAATGCCATACCTGTATCGTTAGCTGCCGTCAGTCTTGCAGCTTGATACATTTCCTGCTTAATGTCTTTAGGTAACTGAGCCAGTGTAATTGCTCTACCTTCTTGATCAAACGCTGACATATCGATAGCATAGTTCTTATCGCGACCACTGCCATGATTTGCTGAGTGATCGTTACCGCCTCCTCCATTGGCAATACGTGGTGCATAACCGTACTTACGTAATACTTTTGCGGCAGCATCAGCAGCAATAAGAGTTTCACGACTGACCTTATCTGTGTCCCAATCAAGAATGCCAGTAGACATGGTACGATTATTACGATCATGATCCAGATTCTGACCAAACACAGGGTCAATTTCATTCCAGATAGGACTGTCTCTACCCACGTCTTCCGAATAGTTCTGACGAAGATTGTTATAACGCTCAGTCAGTGAGTTTTCAGGAATGATATTTGTGGATGATACAGGTTGTTGTGATGCAGTCTCACCAACAGAAGCAGGTGTTTCTTTAGACATTCTATTGATTTCATCAATATTGCCTACAGTGTTTAAGTTTTCATAGAACTGAGTTGCATCAGCTCCTGAAAGTGTCGCAGCATATTCAGCAACTTTTGGATCTAGACCTTCTACTGATCCAATTGTTTCTGGTGTGATACGTGCTGTAGGTTCAGGTCCTGTTGTGGTGCCGTCTGTAATAAGATCAGTGGGTGCTGCGTCTGTCCCATCTTGAATGTGAGTGTTTTCTGTAGGATCAGCAGTGTCATATGCTTCTAGAGCCTGCTGTGCATATCTATTTCGCGCGTCATAGTGTTTTGCATCATCTGCGGCTTTTTCAAACGTTTGCTCAAACACTTTAGTTGCCTGCTCTGTATCGGTAGTGTTTCTGACAGCTTCTAACGCGCTTTTATGTGTGGTAAGTAATTCTTGCTTCAGAAAGCCATAATTAGCCTCTGGATCAGTTGCCTCTAAACCATTATCCACAAGATACTTTTCAAATGCAACGCGGCGAACACCAGTCCATTGTGCCCATCCTAAACCACCGCGACCTGCACGAGGTTTAAGTTCTTGAATACCTGCTTGAAGACCGGCAGACTCATGTCCTAAATTTCCAACAATACCTGCTGCCTGTTCGCGTGTTACTCCAAAATCGGATATTAATCGACGCATGATACCTGGAGCTTGGGTCGAGAATGAACCAGGCACCATAGGATTACGCTTCACATTAGCAGCTTGAGCAATACGTTGGGCAAGTGTTAATGGCACAGGTTCAGCTGGTGCTACATTGTTTCGTTTACCACCACCTGATCCACCACCCATATTAGTGCCACCAGATACAGCACTCGACATACCTGCAATTGTCGGCACTGTTTCTTGATAATACTTTGGGAATAGTCGCGCAATTTCAGTAGGTGACATATTACCAAATATGCTATTTCCAAGAGGAGAGCCAGCTAGTGCAACTCTCTCTTGGATTGGAATAGAACGGAGCTGTGAAAAGTCCACAGTTAGGTTTTGAAATTTATTGTTCATCTATTCGATCTTCTTCTAGCGGTTGCTGCTGCGGCTTGATCACGGGCTTTCTCGTTTTGCTCTTTAATGTGTTCCTTAAGCATATCGATATACAAATATCTTTCCCAAGGTAACATACTCTCTAAGTCACTCAGCGAGTATTTGTGGTGTTGCATTAACGCAAAATTTGTCTTGTAATAATTCCCAAGATTATTGTAACCAAGCATTAGCGAAAAAAACTTGTAAAGTCTTTATATTCGATATGGTGTTTTGTGCCGCATTTAGGACATTCATGATCAGCAACCACAACGAACGAGGGTAATGTATTAATAAAGGCATCCAATTTCTTGAATTGTTCTTCTGTCATATCCTCAATAAATGCCTCAAACTCTTCTTTGCTATAGTCTTTTGGCGTATACATCTGTTCACCGTCAAATAGTCTCTCGATGCAGGCACAAATAATCTTGATTTTCTTACTCAAATTGTCCTCTTTTGTTGCCAACATCTTCATAATATCGTATGATGGATATTTCATTTTGACCGACATCTTGCTGGTCAACTGGACATCCATGCTATTTTTAAGATTCTTGACTTCTACCTTAGCGATATCGATCTTTACTGGGAAGACAAATCCACACTTTGTTTTGTCTTCCTGTATCGTATTACAAATGAAATTGACCTCAATTGTCTCACCTACAGACTTAGCTCGCAGTGCAATAAACAAGTAATCTATATCAAAAAATGACAGTTTGTTAATGTTTGTCTTATCTAATATACAGTTGTTTATAATCTGCTTTGTTGTGTCGATTATCTGTTGCTCTTCTTCGGAAGCTAATGCCATAAGTAATAGCTTCTCTTCCTTAACGACAAATGGTCTAATCTTCACTTTCTTGCCTGTAGATGGTATAGTCAATACATAGATTGGCACATCTATTTTTGGTAATGCCATAATAAACTCACTCCTTTAAAATATTATTTTAGCCGGTAGTCCTGTAACGACCTCTGCTCCTTTGATAAAGTCTTTCTGGCTTTTTAGGCCTGTAGCTGGTTTATCTAGTTTTGGTCTTGTCCACTTAGTATATGTGAATGATATGGTAAGACGCTGAAAATTATCATCAGCCCATGATACCTGTTGAGGATTTACCACAATTGGATAAGCGTCATGGAACGTCCATTGGTATGTCGCTTTAGGTATCAGATCAGGGGAATTAGCAACAGGCGTGTCTGCTATCTGGTAAATATGAATTTGTGCCGTATAACTGTCACGGTAATTGAAATTCCATAAATGTGTAGGATTAATTAATTCCATCCAGTCATCAAAGAATTGACGTTCCGTAGATTCCGTACGACAAATAAATGTCATAGAGGTATCTTCATACTGTGATTGGAATGGTATCTTGAAATTAGGGCCATAATAACGTCCGTCTAGATTAACGAAGCCTCTACCAGGCATTTCAGCGGCTTCACACAGATAAGACAAATCGCGAAATTGTCCAATTGTTCTCATGTTCGCTGCTTTTTCTACCAGATATCGACCTTGAGGGACAATCTTGACCACAAAACGACACGATTTAACCGGACCACCCTGTGCGCTGACAATACCATAAAAGTCTGTCATGGTCAATTGTTGTGGTGGATTTGTAATATTGTTTTTTCTTATGTTGGACATTTACTCTTACTTCTTTGTGACAAATAATTCGATTGGTAATGCTGCTGCACGATCCCATTCTGTAGCAGGTATTTCAATAAATCGACTGCGGATATGGGAAAATAGATATCGCTTGATTAAAGGTCGCGATTCAGAAGAAATATATCTGGTAGAGGAAATCAGATCATATGATAATCGTAAGCGGGACTTCTCTGTTAAATTCTTAGCTGTGGCATAACGCTCTAATTTCCCAAGAAATACTGCACGTTCGATCTGTGAAAGATAGTGAATATTAAGACCTAGAAAGCCATCTGAATATCTCTCAATAGGGAAAACGAGAGGATATACATCATATACAGGCAGTTTGTCTTTATGTTTAGGATCATACTTAAATAGAAACATTTTGCCAATTACGGCACTGCCACGTTGACTCTCTTCGGCTTTAAGAAGGGTCGCGCGCATGGTTGCAGCACTACGGATACGACCTTGAAACCAGTCGAGTGCTTGTTTTGCGTCTTTAATTGTTGAATTTTTCTGTACAGCCATATTGTTATTTATGACGATTTCTCTTGACAACCACTTGACAACAGTGTATTATGGCTATGCCGTCGATGATATGAATAACTCTACTTAATTCCTAATTCTCTCTCAGTAATAAGCTTAAACTCCCATCCTCTATCAAGACAGTATTCATTAGCTGCTGACCATTTAGCTTGATTCTTACCCCATGTCATTACCTCAGTAAGATACTTTCGAGTTGCTTTCTTTTGCTTCTTAGGTTCTCTAGTCTCCTTCATAGGTTTCACTTCCAATATCATTGTCTTGGTGTTACCATCTGGTAATCTCGCTTTAATGAGAAAGTCAGGGAAATACCTATGTCTGCGATTATCAGTTGGACATATATAAGGTATTACTATTTCCTCACTGCTCCATTCAACAATATTGGGATTATCATCGAAGTACTTCATAGCCTTCAATTCCCACAACGATCTATAAATAATATTAGTTGGATCACCCTTGTACTTCTGATAGTTTTTAGGTTGAAAACGTCCTTTGTATGCCATAATTAATTCCAATTTTGTG